ACGGCATGATCGACACGGCTGTGTCGGACGCACACGCAGGCGTCGGCGCCGTTTACCATCTCGATATCGGACCTTTCCGCAGCCTCACCGTCTGGAATGGCGAGGTCAAAGGCGAGAAAGCGCCTCCCAGCCTGCCTTATCCGTGGAACAGGTTCGACTATGGCTACGTCATCACGGCGCATAAGAGCCAAGGGAGCGAGTTTAACGACGTGCTCATCTTGAACGAGCCTGTTGGGCGTGGTGAGGAGGCGCAGAGATGGCTTTACACAAGTTTGACCCGCGCGGCGCGGAATTGCGTGTTGGTGCAACCATGACCGCCTACTACAACGAGATCGATCCTTATGCAGCGCAGTGGCTGCGAAACCTGATCGCAGCAGGACACATAGCTCCGGGCGACGTAGATGAACGGAGTATTGAAGATGTCAGACCGGACGACCTTAGAGGATATACGCAGTGCCACTTCTTCGCCGGAATCGGCGTTTGGAGCGCAGCTTTGCGAGGCGCCGGATGGCCTGACGACCGTGAAGTCTGGACAGGATCATGCCCGTGCCAGCCTTTCTCCGCGGCAGGCAAAGGCGATGGGTTTGCTGACGAGCGGCACCTATGGCCAGCCTGGCACCATCTCATCGCACAGTGCCGCCCTCCGAACGTCTTTGGAGAGCAGGTTGCGAGCAAGGACGGCCTCGGTTGGCTCGACCTTGTTCAAACTGACATGGAAGGAACGGGTTACGCCTTCTGGCCTGTCGATCTGTGCGCTGCGGGCGTCGGCGCGCCCCACATCAGACAAAGGCTCTGGTTTGTTGGAGAAGAGCTGGAACACACCTCGATCATCGGACGGCAGCAACGGCGGCCCCAATCAAGCGGGCGGGGCTTTACCGGCGGATGTGGCTTTGACATCCTGGCCCACGCCGAACGCCAGCAACGTGAAGAACGCCTATCAGGACGCGGACAAAGTGATAGCCCGCAAGGAAGCGGGGCGGCAATCGAATCTGCAGGACTTTGCTTGCCTGTCGGGCTGGGCGACACCACTGACCAACCACGCGAACGGTACGCCGGAAGCCTTTTTGGAACGCAAACGGCGGTCGATGGAGCGGGGCTCACAATCGATGGGCGTGTGTCTTTCGGAGCTAAACATGCAGGTTCAGGCATGGGCGGGATGGTCAACACCGATGGCCCACGAAGCGAGGCTGGGATACCAGCGCAGGGACACCGGGAAGAAGGGTACGCAGGAGAGCCTGACAACAGTAGTGGTGAATTCGGTCGGGCATCGAGATCACCTGCCATTCCACGGCCCGGCCCGACGAACGGCCACTGGCGAGATCCTGACTGGCTCTTCTGCCGGGATGGAAAGTGGCGGCCAGTTGAACCCGGCACATTCCCGCTGGCTCATGGGGCTCCCGCAAGAGTGGGACGACTGCGCGCCTACGGTAACGCGATCGTCAAGGAAGCCGCGGAAGCCGTCATCTGCAGCTACATCGACCATGAGACATCCAGACTTGATATAGAAAATTGCGAGTTCATTTGAAAAAGCTCTTCCTTGACACAGAAACCTACAGCACCACGCCGATACAAAACGGCACGTATCGCTACGCCGCTGACGCGGAAGTGATGTTGTTCGCTTATGCGTTCGGCAACGATCCGGTCACGGTCATCGACCTCACAGCCGAGGAAGAAATACCTAAGCACGTCCGCGCGGCGCTCACTGATCCCGACTATCTTAAAATTATCCAGAACTCTATGTTCGACCGTGCTGTGCTGCGCTACGGTTTGGGCATCGAGGTGCCGCCCGAGCAGATCTTCGACACGATGGTCTGCGCGTTGGCCCACTCCCTGCCCGGCGCCTTGAAGGCGCTCTGCGGCGTGCTCGGGGTTTTGGACGAAGAGGCTAAAGACGACTCAGGGCGCGATCTGATACAACTGTTCTGCAAGCCCCGGCCAAAAAATCAACATGTCAGGAGGTTCACCCGTGAAACACACCCGCAAGAGTGGCAAAACTTCAAAGATTACGCGGGGTCAGATATCCGCGCCATGCGTTCAATCTATCACAAGATCCCGACTTGGAATTACCGTGACCGTGAACTGGACCTCTGGCAACTTGACTGCCGAATCAATGACCGAGGCTTTGAAGTTGATCGAGGATTGGCAATGGCGGCTATTGAAGCTGTTGCCAAAGCGCAAGGAGGCCTTGCCGATAGTGTCTCAGGACTTACGTTCGGAAATGTCGAGAAGGCTACTCAACGAGACAGACTGTTAGCGTTCATCCTGGAATATTACGGCGTCACGCTGCCCGATATGACGAAATCGACCCTGGAGCGCAGGCTCAACGATCCCGAGATGCCCCGCGAAGTGCGTGAGATCATCGCCATCCGTCTCGAAGCATCCATGGCCTCGACGTCTAAATATAAGTCTTTGCTAAAATCCGTCTCCGATGACGGTCGTTTGCGCGGCACTCTCCAGTTCTGCGGGGCGTCCCGCACAGGGCGCTGGTCTGGCCGAACGTTCCAGCCTCAGAATTTGTTCCGTCCGACGATGAAGAACGAGAAGATCGAAGAAGGGATCGCCATCATCAAGAGCGGTCATGCTGATCTGGTAATACCAAACCTGATGGAGGTGGCGGCCAACGCGGTACGCGGTTGTATCGTCGCGTCAACGGGGAAAAAACTCGTTGTTTCTGACCTCTCAAACATCGAAGGCAGATTTCTGGCATGGGTTGCCGGTGAGGAGTGGAAGATCAAAGCGTTCGCCGACTTCGACAAAGGCGAAGGCCATGATCTTTACAAACTAGCCTACGCGCGAGCGTTCGGCGTAGACCCTGATGAAGCCGTCGGAAACAAACGCCAGATCGGTAAGGTCATGGAGCTGATGCTCGGTTATGGCGGCGGCGTTGGCGCGTTCTTGACCGGAGCGGCGTCCTACAAGATCGACCTTGACGAGATGGCGGAGGCTGCGCTGCCTTCGGTCCCCTTAGCCATCAAAGAGGAATCGCTTGGCTTTTGGGATTGGACGACCAGACAAAAACGCCCGACGTTCGGCCTTTCACGTGAAACGTTCATCGTCTGCGACGCGCTCAAGCGCATGTTCCGCGCCTCGAACCCCAAGATCGCTGCGTTCTGGGGGTTGATGGAGGAAGCGTTCGTGCAGGCGATCCACCAACCAAACACCGTCTTCAACGTCGGTGAACACGTCAAGATCCAGCGGATAGGACAATGGCTCAGGGTGCGTCTGCCTTCGGGTCGGGTATTATGTTACCCGTCCCCTGCGGTTGACGCCAAGAACCAGATCACTTACGCGGGCGTCAACACTTACTCTCGCAAATGGGCAAGGATAAAAACCTACAGCGGGAAGCTCGTCGAGAACCTGTGCCAGGCGGGCAGCCGCGATGTGATGGCGCACAATATGCCGGGTATCGAGGACGCAGGATATTCTATCATTCTCACCGTACACGACGAGTTGATCACCGAAGCACCTGATACTGAAGAGTACACTGAAAAAGGGCTTTCGGCCCTGTTATCCAACAACCCACCATGGGCCCAAACCTTGCCGCTCGCGGCAGGTGGATTCACAAGTTACAGATACAAGAAGGAGTAAACACATGCCTACCCTAACCCCCCACGATATTGAAGAATTGAAACTTAAAGCGTTCCACGAGTACGAGAACGTCAGTGTCCCCCGTTGGGTGTTTGATGAGTTGATTTTAGGTTATATACCCGACAGCGAGGATTTACGATCCGAGATCGAAGAACTCGTAGAAGAGTGTGATCGGTTGCGTTGCGAAAATGATGAACTTAAATCTCAAAAAACAGAATAACAATGCAAACCATTCGTGAGGCCCACATCGAGAGGTATCTGGTGCGCGAAGTCGAGAAGCGCGGCGGGTTCGTCCGCAAACTCAAATGGATCGGGCACCGGAACGCGCCGGATCGGTTCATAAGCATCCCCGGCTACGGCGTGATCCTGATCGAGGTGAAGCGGCCAAAGAAGTTCCTAACAGCCGCGCAAGCGCGGGAGCATAACCGGCTCTCCGCTGCCGGTACGTGCTGTGGATGGGTCAACTCTTACGAAGGCGTGGATAATCTTATGAAAGCGATCAATGTTAAGCCCAGATGACCTTAAAATATATCAGCGCCGTGGCATTGAGCAGATTGTGCTCAACACCCGCTGCGCGATCTGGATCTTCATGGGAGGGGGTAAGACCGCGACCGTGCTGACGGCTCTCGATCGGCTCCAGATGGTAGACACGGTTTTTCCCGCTCTTGTTCTGGCCCCCCTGCGCGTCGCGCAGAGCACATGGCCCGAAGAGCCCGCTAAATGGAGCCATCTCAGACACCTGCGCGTCAAGGCGGTCACGGGGGATGAGAAGCAACGGTTCAAAGCCCTGGCGGCACCTGCGGATATCTATGCCATCAACTATGAGCAGATCCCATGGTTGGTCGATAAATTCGGCAAGACCTGGCCTTTCAAGACGATCGTGGCCGACGAGGCGACCCGTACCAAGAGCTTCCGTCTCAAACAAGGCGGCAAGCGGATGCGCTCGCTCGCGGCGGTGGCGTGGAAATTCTCGAACAGGTTCATTCAACTTTCCGGCACACCAGCGCCGAACGGCTTAAAGGATCTCTGGGGCCAGGCATGGTTTCTCGACCAAGGTGAACGCCTGGGACGTACGTATTCACTTTTCACGCAGCGGTGGTTCAAGACCGGATACGATGGCTTCTCGCTGCTCCCGTTAGAAGGTGCCAAGGCCGAGATCGAGACGCGGTTGCAGGATATTTGTATCTCGTTTGACCCGAAGGACTATTTCGACCTTAAAGATCCGATCGGTATTGAGGTGCCGGTTACGCTGCCGCCTAAGGCCAGGGCCCTTTATCGTGACATGGAGCGCACGATGTTCATGGAGATCCAGCGTGCAGGCGTTAACGAGGCCGCTGAGGTCGAGGCGTTCAACGCAGCCTCCCGCACCGGGAAGTGTCTCCAGCTGGCGGCAGGGGCCGCGTACGTAGACGGTAGAGCAGACCAATGGGAGGAAGTGCATGACGAGAAGATCAAGGCTCTGGAGAGCATCCTGGAGGAGACTGGCGGTATGCCCGTGTTGGTTGCTTACAATTTTAGAAGCGATCTTGACCGTCTGGGGCGGGCTTTTCCTCAAGGGCGCGTACTGGATAAGTCGCCACAAACCTTACAAGAATGGAATGCTGGCGAAATCCCCGTTCTATTCGCTCACCCTAAGAGTGCTGGGCACGGGCTTAATCTCCAGTATGGCGGTAACGTTATTGTTTTCTTCAACTCATCCTGGAATCTCGAGGAAGACCAGCAAATCATCGAGCGAATCGGACCTGTAAGACAGATGCAGGCGGGGTTTGATCGGCCTGTGTTCGTCTATAGGATCGTGGCGCAGGATACGATCGAGCAGGATGTGATCGAGAGATTGAAGACCAAAGCTACCGTACAACAGACTTTAATGGACGCTATGAAAAGGAGATCGACATGACGGATAAACAAGCAGACCGAATCAAGGTAGGCTTTCACGAAGAGCAGGATGGGACGTTCACGGCGTTCGTGCAGTTTAAAAAACTGCCTGACGCTGGAGCAGCGCAAAGCGCGTGCGAATGGATCGCGGATCTTTTGCTCGCTGCGTCGAAACCCAAGAGCTCGATTATCCAGTGATGCTGGTTATAGATCTTATCATGTTTAAAGGGGTGGACGAGGTGAGCTCTAACCTTGTCGCATGGCGCGGAGAACACCCCGAACCAAAGCACCTGAAATGTTTAAGAGAATATCTAGCCCGTTACGAGGAGAAACCCGATGTACCGTCGAAAGCCAGCGAGTTTATATAATAACCGGAAATCCTACTGTGAAGGCGTGGCGGCGCAAGGCAGTCCTGAAAGTATATCCCGTAAATGGGACGAGCTCAGCGAGCAGGCGGCAAAAGAAGGGGATCGGGTAAAAGCCGAGCGTTTTCGGCAAAACGCCGAGCACTACCGAAAAGGTGTTGACTGTTCCTAAAAGGTATGCTATATTAAAGATACAATTAAGGAGGTACGCATGACCCTAAAACCAGAATTCGACCGTGTAGTTGCGGTGATCAACGGCAAGCTTGTGAAGTTAGCGGAGGTTGAGTGCAAGAAGCCGAGTATTAAGAGCGAAACAAAGTATTGGAAGCGGTATTACTAACAGAATAAAGGAGAATGAGATGGAAGATACAGAAAACAAAGTAACACTACAAGACATTAGCCGTTCTTGCTTTTCTTATATTTACATCTTTTGGTGACGAGATAGCCGCAACAATCGGACGATGGATTAAAATTATAAAGGAAAAAAGCCAGTGACAAATAAAATCAGCGAAGCGCGGGAAGCTTTGGAGAATAAATACGTCATCCATAGATCAAACGAAGATTTTAGGCGCGTGGCAATTCCCGAAAAGGATTTTGAAACCATATCGGATTTGCTCACCACCCTATCATCCATAGACGCGGAGAGGTTGGGGGAGGCGATTGAGCACGTTCGAAAACTAGATCGTGAAATGCGGCATAATCAAGTATATCCGCCATCTTACACTATGAGCGTCCCTGTTAATAAAGAAGAGGACAGCGACTACCGGATAAAAATGGTTTGCGATGCCGCCGCCACGCTCCACGGATTGGTTAAGGGGGGATGAATGAAACTAGACGATAGAATGAAAGCCTATGAAAATATTTACAGGTATCCGGTTATGCCGCGTATGCCAGTAATTATTCGTGTTGATGGTAAGGCGTTTCACACCTTGACAAGAGGTTGCGACAGGCCCTTTGACACACCACTTATGGACGCTATGGACCAAACCGCGCAATGCTTGGTAAACGAAATACAGAACGCACGGATGGCCTATGTCCAAAGTGATGAAATCAGTGTCCTTTTGGTGGATTACAATAAGTTTGAAAGTCAGCAATGGTTTGGCGGGAACTTGAATAAAATGGTTTCTATATCCGCCGCTATTGCCACGCTGAATTTCTCCAAGGTTTACGGCAAGGACGCGTATTTTGACAGCCGTGTTTTTGTTTTACCGGAACGCGAGGTTGCCAATTACTTTGTTTGGCGGCAAGAAGATTGCACCCGCAATTCTATATCTATGGCGGCACAAGCGAACTTTTCACACAAGGAACTTCACGGCGTTAATACTGGCATGATGCAAGAAAAGTTATTCCAGAAAGGCATTAACTGGAATGACTACCCAACGCGCTGTAAACGTGGCGCGGTCGCCACGGTTGATGGAATAGACACTGAAATTCCAATCTTCACAAAAGACCGCGCCTATATCGAAAAACATTTAACAGTGGAGGAAGCATGACCCCGAACCCCCCGCCCGACAAGGACGTTGACCTGATACGCATCGTACTCGAAAAGTATGTCGGCGATGATTTTGAAACTGCCAAGCAAGCCCTATCCCGCCTCACGACCCGCACCGACACCCTGCAACGCGAGAACGAGGAGATGCGGACACTTTGCCATGAAGCCTACGAAATATACGCAGGAATGGAAGGCGGTGTCGCTGAAACTGCTTACGAAGGTTATTTGCTTCAAGAGTTAGAAAAAATGGCACACATTATAGGTGAAGCCAAGCGTGCCACAGGCCGCCTTAACGCTGCGCCGGAGTGGAGGCCGATTTCTGAGGCTCCTAGAGATGGAGAAATTATCATCATGTACGGCAAGTCCAGACATGCGGCATTCGATACAGTTGGGACGGGACACTGGTATAGACCGGGGAAAAGATTTGTTTGGGATAATTATCTAGGCGATGAGCCTAGGCCACCTACACATTGGCAACCGCTTCCAGAGCCGCCAGCAGGCGCGGATAAGGGGGATAAATGACCGCAATCATCGTAACAATCGTATGGCTTTTCGGCATCGTGTTCTTCTGGGCGTTGTTCTACGGCGCAAATGCCGAACCTGTTCACGTAGATGTCGGCATCGAGACAGTCGCGCCAACAACGCCGGAGGAATGCCCTTGTGTGAAAGTTTATGATGCGGAGACAAACACGGTGATAGTAAAATGTCACTGCTAGGTTTCCACACATATGTATATTTAGACAAGAAGCCAGCGGTTCAATTACTATAGGACCATCGCGATTGCGTTCTTTGGGTTGGAATTCCGGTTGAAAAACCCCGGAAGAAGGTTTATAAGGTTTAGCGTACGTTATGTTTCCTGATACAGCGGTGTAGTCCGCCGCCCTGTGGGATGCAGGGCAACCTTTCTTGTGTGGCCCTCGCTCGTGGATGAGGGTCACACTGGGAAGGTTAGTTTATAACAATCGCTCCCGTATCACCAAAAGACAGCGTTAGTAATACCAGAACACCAATAAGGAACGCGCTGCCAAATAGAATTTTGACTTTGTGTTTTGTGTAGAATGCTTTCATGTCGTTTCTCCTAAAAGGGCCTTGCAAACGTCAATGGCCATTGCCTGTTTTACCACAAATTCCGTCACTTGCCTATCATCGCTCGAATCCAGCGGTTTCAAGGGATGGTCACATTCTCCGGTGTTATTACCGAATACCGTCTGGCAAGCCGTCAATGGCAGAGCGGAGCAAAGGACTAACGCAGCCACCGCCAGCTTGTGAGCGTATTTTCTGTAGGGTCTTTTCATAGGTTTTCTCCAGTTTGACAATCTCTTCCCTTGAAACCTTCGCCGCTTCCGCCTGTGCGAGCGCGTGTGCCGTTTCGCAATCTCTTTTGCCCTTTGTATAAGCCCCAAACAAAAGGCCACCCAGAGCTATTATAATGGCAAGAATGACGTAGGGGTTTTTAATCATGTTTCCTCGTTAATATTCCCATAAATACCGTAAGCGGTAGATCGGCCTTTAAACTGTTACACGTCGAACAAGCGGCGACCATGTTAAATATATCGCTTATTTTTAACTTCGACTTGGGGATAACGTGGTCACGTGTTGCAGTATTCTTACAATTTAAACTTAATGTCATTGGTTCGTGGCAATAAGCGCATTTTCCCGACTGTAAATTAAACAATCGGCAAAGCTGCGCTTTTCGTTTCATAAACCCTCATCCTTCAACCACTTCTTAACCGAGAAGCTGGGGCAAGCCTTGCCTTTGTCAAACTCATTATGGCCGTGAACCGTGGCATCTGGGTACTCAGCTTTAAATACCATGACATATTTCCGTAGCTGGTTCCACTGGGATTCCGTAAAGTTGGATTCAGCCTTACCTTTAATATCCACTCCGCCGACCATGCAAACGCCGATTGACCCCGTGTTGCGTCCTTTGGTGTGCGCGCCGACTTCATCAAGTGGCCTTCCGGTTTCAAGTGTCCCGTCGCGCCTGATAACGTGGTGGTATCCTATAGTTTTAAACCCTCTAGCAATGTGCCATTCGGTAATCTCGGCAACGCCTACATCCATGTTTGGAGGGGTTGCTGCGCAATGTATGATAAGCTCGTCTATCGGGCGGTTTGTCTCAAGCATTCTTATCTTCCTTACTCGCCGCCCACAGGTAAGCCCCGCCAAAAGCTGCCGAAATCGTGGTAGGAAACGCGAGAAAAGCGACAACATCATCCGTTTCCACCCACCCCATACAGCGGCATATTAGCACAATGTAGCCCCAGACTAGAAAATTTATAGCAGAGTAATAAGCCAGTTTCCGGCGGTTGTAGAGAGGATCGTCGGGGTTATGGGCTAAAATCATTGGAATATCTTACCAAGAAACGAAGGCACCAAGTTTATAATCAAAGTTATAATACTGGTTATCCCGGCAACCGCCCAAGCTACGAATTTAAACCTATCGGCGTGGCTGTCTACTATCGGCTCAATAACATCCATACGCTTGTGGAGAGTATCTATTGCCGCACGGTCAAGAATGCGACTTGTCGTATGATCGGAAAGTTTATCATTTATGATAACCAACTTGTCATTTATGGTTTGATGGCCGCTTGCTAAATTAGAGATACCTGATTTAAGTTCCCCTAATAAAGACGATACCTCGTCGATCTGCGCCATACTGAAATTCCCTCCTATGACGTTTGTTTTCATTTTGTATGGTACCATAAATTAAGTTTTTCCCAAGTTAACTTTACGTTGCTGTGACATATGTCGCGGTCGGTTGTAGGGGGAACCCAAGAGTGTCGTAACTTCCGACTGTCCTGTCATCGTATATCGGTATACCTAGCTCATTTGAAACAACACCTGTCGCCAAAGTTTGCCATAGGTTCTGCCCTGCAACAAACGTCCCAAGTCCTGCCGAAGAACTGCCAACCAAATCAAACTCGGTTGCGCTAATGTAATCAACCTGCCATGTACCATTGGCTTGCGTGGCGCCCTTGACCCCAACGATGCTGACCCATTGATTATCCACCAACCCGTGACCTGTGTTATTCTTCTGCGATGCGGAAGGGGTCGCCGGAGTAACATCAACCGCGCATGTTACACGAATTGCGCCAGAGCCGTTATCCGCTACGCCGGTTATCCGCGCCGTTCCGTACGTGTTGGCGGCGGTCGTGCCAGTAAGACCGTATTGATAACGAACGTAGCACGTTGCTACGGGGTCTGCGCTTAGGGTAATCCGCAATGTCGTTCCGTTGACCCGATCAATGTCCGAGATGGTAAGAAGAGAACTGAAATTAGTCGCGGTCGATACTTCAAACCCGGAAGGAATAGCGCCATCCGCCAAGCGTGACCATTCAATATCCGTCCCACCGTTATGAGTGATGGTAAGGTCGATTGTGGCACCTGAGCGCGTTGCCGATGAGATTTCCGGGCCGACGATCTGCGATGTAGTCGAAGCCAGTTTCTTCGCAACAGCATGCCCTTGCCGTGCCGATTGTGATGGATAGCCCTTTTCGATAGGTGTCAGATGTCCTAGCTGGATCAAGCTGTTTTCCCACTGATTTTCGAGATCATGATACCAACCAGTAAAGAACACGTTCGTTGCGCCCGCCGCGATCTTTCTATCCACCCAATTTTTAAACGCGAAACGGAAAGACTGGACCCCATCGGGAGTTGCGGACGTTCTACCCGTGATAGAATGGAACCCGGCAACGCCGAACCTTACGCCCGGATAGTATGTGGTCAACAGATCATACAAAACGCCCATATCTCCAAAACCGACTTCACTGCCCCATGTGCCGGAATCCATGAAGTATGTGGTTTGGCCAAGGTTTTGGTGCCCGTGTAACCAAAGGAACGTTCCTAGACCGCCTGTTTGCGCTAGTGCTAGAAGTGCGGAGTTCATGTAGTTATTCACACCAGATGCACCGGAGAGGGTGTTAAACTTGTTAATCGCCTGTCCGCCAACGGCTTGGTTTGTGATACAGACCGTACAACCGTAAGCGTTTGAAATGGCATTCCCCATAATGACATGGCCATCTGGTGTTGCTTCGAGCGTGTTGTCGTATAAGATTGTGGTCGCGTGGTACGGGTATAAAACCCCACCGGACACATAGGCGTTGGCGAACGTGCTGCCTTGTAGATCAAACGTTGTGCGACTTATGACGGTCGCCGTCCAGATACCATTTGCCTCGGTCGTCCCAGACGTTATGCCTTGGATACTGCATAGTTCGCCGTTGGTTACACCATGCCCGCCTGAGCATGTTATTCTAATCAGTCCGGACCCATTGTTTGCCGCGCCCGTAATGTTGACTTGCTGCCTGTTGGCGAGAGTGACGCGCATCGGAACATCACGTTCCACCGAAACATACCCGTTAGGGGTTACGTTAGATGTGCCGTATTGAGGGACCGCCGTTGACCGATATGTGGTAGACGAACCCGGATAACCCATGTGCTCTTGAAGGGACTGACCCATCAACATAATGTTTTCACCAATTCCTAGTCGAAGTGAAGTTGTCATCACATCACTTGAACCGACCTTACGCATTTGCATTTTCAAATGACGTTTGCCCATGGGTACATTCGTGATAGTCCCAGACCACGTGTTACCGGAAATAGTGGTGTCAAGCGTTTCCCACCCCTTCACACCATTACCGTTAAAGTCTATGAATTGTACTTCTATGTCTCCACCATCGGTACCCCTGTAAGTGCCAGAAATAGGTCCGTTGGCAACGCCGCCGACCTGTTGGACGTTAAACCCATCCGGCCCTAGAGGATCTAGGAACACAGCGTCCGTCATAGGCGCGAGGCCAACGCCAGTCACAACCGTCGCGTTGTTGAAAGTGCGGGACATAGTGATGCTGTTAATCGTATCGGTCAGCGTCGCTGTGTTCGCGTCTAAGAGATACAGGTAATCGTCCCCAGCGGGCGTACCAAAAGTGGTCGCAGCAACACCGTTGCCGATTTGGTCAATTTGATCCTTGGTTAGCGCGTACGAAAGTTTGAACAGATTGCGAGCATGGAAGACCCCCGGATGTGAGCTGTCCCTACTATCCCCCACCCTCATGTCGTTGGTGGTAATGGCCCCCATGGATGTAAAGCACTCAGCCGCTTTGACCGGCGCGTGACCGTCGAATTTGATCCACATTTGTGCCCAGCTTCCGGTTTTAACCACGACTAGAAGGAACGATCTATCGAGCGGAATCGGGTATTTTGTAACCAGAGCATTCGAGTTGACGTTCGCGGCTGGAAGGGGCGGCGTGTATTGGCCCAACGTGTTTCCCGCGCCATCGTACCCCCAAACCGTCAACCGTCCATCTGCCTTGCGGTAGTGAATGTTGAACGTGTCGTTGTTTGAAAAAGGGTTCGTCGCACTGGCGGTCGCACAAAGAACGCTGTTACTTGAATTCGTTGCGCTTGGGAATTTAAGGAACATGCCTAAAGACCAATCACCCGCCGGAATGTCTACGCCGGTGGCCTTATCAAACCGCGTTACACCAGCTTGGCCGAAGAATAGCGCGTTGTCCGTTGATGCAGCAGGAAGTGCTGCAGGAACGACTGAGTCAGCGGAGGCCCCTCCTAGAGGGTTCCCGAGGGCCCTACCCAACCCACTCCCTATGTTACGTCCTAAAGTCACTCACACACCTTATGGTTTAACATTACACCGATATCCCCTTATCAGCCAAAACTTGTGCCAACATATCCGCATTTAATGTTGCTACCTATGCTACTCCCCAAACCCATGGCCCACCTACGTTAAATGTTTGCGCTAATCCACCAGTCGATATCCGGTGCTGTCGAGCCGGACAAGGTCAGGCGGATCATAAGGCCATCGGAAGGCAGCGAGAAGTTGAATAAACTTTCCGCCGTCAGCTGCACGGTAGACCCGCCGGAGGTGTATATAACACCTTCGTCTGAGCTGACCTCAAGGGTCAAAGTGCCCCCACCGAAATCGCCGTCCGCCTGGACTGTACCATCCCCTCCGGGGAAACTGTATCCTGGGCTGGATCCGTCTGCTGTAAAGGTTCCGCTTTGTCTAACGCTCATTTATTCTCTCCTTTAGGGGGCATAGTATCATCTTTTTGGTTATCTTGCCTACGATCTTCACCGCTGCCGAGGACGTTGTTGGTGACGTAAGTACGCAGCTCTTTCTCGATACGCGCCATGTTGGCTTCGTTTTGTTTGAGCATAAGCGTCTCAGACATGCGCGGGTCGAGGATCATCTCGATCATGAAATCTTTGATCGCCTGCTGGCTCTGATCAGGCAGCCATGAAGCCATGATATTGAGCATCCGGTTCTGACGGAAGTTCTGAGCTGCGATGGCCGCCAGAGTGGTCGTGGTGCGTTTGGTGTTCTCTTCGATCGGTTTGGTCGAGGAGCCTGTGGAGCCTTGCACCCGTTCCTGACGGCTCATAATCTCCAACTGGTTGCGTACTTTGTCGAGGTTACGCAGCTCAGGAGAGTTGGCCCCGTAAAGATCTTCAAGCACACCGCGCACGTTGTTGTCGTTCATGGTATTGATAATCTCGTCCAGTTCACCAAAGCTCGGCTTTTTAGCGCCGCTCTCCAATGTCCGTCCGGTGGCGGCTTTACTGGTTAGGACTTTTTTACGCATCCACGTTTTAACTGCGTCTTTGAGGCCGTTCATCGCTTCACCGGTGCTATCTTGGCTCGCGGCAAAGCGTAATTTACGCATATCTTGGCGTACCGGGCCTTCTCCGTTTAGAACACGCCCTACTTCTGCGTACGGGTCTCTCGTGTCAAGGAACGCGCCCAACGCGGATTCATTAACCTTATTTTGCTTCTTCTTAACCGCAGCAGTCTTATCGAGGATCTCCTGCTCGATTTTCTTCTGAACGCCGCTTTTGGCGCGGATACGGTTGAGCATCTGCCCGACCTCTTTCTTCACGTCGGGGCGTCCGTTGAGGATCTCGGCCACATCCTTATTTTCCATCCATTTCTGGATGCGCTCGGGTGTAAGCTTGCCGTCCACGGTGCGTGCCAGATCGCTGACCAACCAATCTCTTGCGGCGGTTTCTACGTCTTTTGGGTTATCGACCTGGGCCAACATACGGTTGAAATCGGCAACACGCTCACGCGCGGCGGGGCCCTTACCGAGATACGCGCGGCCCACTTCGGTCGGAGCCACAGGTTGTCCTGCTTGTTCGGCTCGCGTGAGTTTGCCGCCTGTACCCTCGCGTAGTATGGGGGACGCTGTGTCTTTGTAGTATTGGTTGGCCTCAGCCAAGCGTCCCGCCGCTTCACGAGCCGCCGGGTCTGCGGAGCTGGCGAAATTGTCGATTTGTGCGTTCACTTCGTTGTTCAGCTGCATGAGCGTATCGACACGCGCGCCTTTACCAGCCGCGCGGGCTGTGCTGATTGCTTCGGATATGCTGGAGCGTAGGTTTGAAAGATACTCGAAGCTCATGGTCGTTGGCTCTTTTAGGTTGAGCACGCGCCCTGTCTCTCCATCAATAATGTCCACCGGAGGAGCGTCTGGCGATTGAGGCCGGATACGCTCCAACTCCACCTTTATGTTGGCCGGGAGGCCAGAATCAACGGCGCCGGGTTTCTCCTTGATATTGTCTGTTTTCGTGAGGAAATCCGCGCTATCCGCCACGAGTTTACCTTCTGGGTCCACTCTGGACGTGTCGTAAAGCTCATTCTTGGTTTGTGTAACCTTCTGCCGCGCTGCTTGATCGGCTTCCGCAATCTGCGCGCTCGCGGAAGGCCCGGCAGCTTTTTGGGCCGCCAGTTCCTCGGCTTGTGTTTGTATTTTCTGAGCTATCTGTGCGCCGCGCTGCTCCGCTTGGGCCAAATCCTGTTGGGCGGGGTACACTACCCTCTCTCCCATGTCTTTTACGGCTTTTTTTAGGTTTCCCGCGTTAGTTTTATTGGGAGAAGTAAGCTGCGTGGCCTCACCGAACGTGTTAACCGTCGCCTCCGCGTTACTTTGCTGCCGCGCGACCATGCGAGGATCTTGCGCGACGCCGCGCTGGAGTTGGAGCAAACCGATATCTTTCGACGACTCTGGTCCTGTTGGTTTGAACGCACCGTTTGGATCAACCATGGCGCGCGTTGCCGCAATGTCGGCAGCAGCTTTTGCCGGATCTGACGCCGACTGCATCACTAGTTTTTCCGCTATTTGTTTCTGCACGGCTGGGTCTACGCGGGCTTTGTTGACATCCCACACACCTTTGATGGCCTTACCCGTGCCTTTAACCAAAGACATCACACCCTCGGCAATAGGGGTTTCTGCGCCGACTTTGACACGTTTCATGAGGTTGCTGTCGCCTGGGTCGATCTCCGTTGGGCCCATACCTATCATATCACCCAAAGTCGAAGCTTGGTTTGGATCGGTAACAAGCATATCAGCCAGGGAAGCCGCGACTGTTTTAAGCGCGCCGCTCGCTACTTTCGCGACCGTTGGTGCATTCTTGGCAGCAGAAGGGACAAGTCCGGCAGCCCCTACGGCGGGTGTTGCGTATTGCGTGATGGTTTGGCCTACATCACCGGCCCAGTTGTTTTGCTCGACGATGGGTAGGTTTTTGGTAAAAGAATCTATACTTTGGCTGGGTTCGTCTCCCAAAGCTTGCGCGATATCGTCGGGTAGAGTAACGCCTGCAGCCAGTATATTACGAAAGCCGCCTGTTAACGCCCTCGCTACATCTTCGCCGGTGTTTACTATGCCCCTGCCTAAATACTCCGGTAATGACATACCACCGAGATCCGGTTCTATCCTATTGTTCTTAGGTATGACAAGCTGCCCGTCCGGGCGACGTTGCATAAAACCGCCCATAACGTCGGTGTTTTGCGGGGGTGTTACCGTATCCAGAGTGAACCCTGGTGGAGGCGCGGGTATGTTGCCCATCTTCGGGGGTGCTACCGTATCCAGAGTGAACCCTGGTGGGAGTGGCGCTACATTGGTTCCCATTGCCCGTTCCTTAGTATGATTTTCTCTCCTTTAGGGCCCGTGGCCGTGATTTCAGGGGCTGCCGGCTGATCGACAATACCCGTGGGGTCGGTAACCTCTGATGGGCTGATAACCGCCCCAGCTGCTCCCAAAGGTGTTCCCGGTAAAGCCGGGGCTCCTAAACCTTTAACCGTATCGAATAGGTCTTGCTTAGCCAAACGCTTCATACGGGTCACTTCGACGTCTTCACCTGGTACCGCCGTCAGTTCTAGTGTTTTGCGCATTACTTCACCTTCGGTGGCTGCTTGACCCGATTGAAGGAAAATGGACTGAGCTACAATGGGTTTCATCGCTTGGAAGTACCTTTGGGCTTCCGGCGACATGTTTCTAACCGCTGTCGGAGCTGTGAGTGGCTTATCTAGTATGGTTTTAGCTATATAGTAATCTTTATCATTAGGTACAAAATCCCCGATACTTTCTAGGTATTTGATCGGTCGCGCAAGTTGGTTGGCTGCGATGGAGTATTTTCCTTGCGCTTCGGTAGGAGGTTTACCGCCTTTACCCATCGTCACGATCGGCTTGCCGTTCGCGTCGTAACTGATCGTCGTCTCGGTGCCCGCGTTCTGATTTGCTAGGAAGGGTCCGTAGTTAGGATCTGTCAGGGTCTTCTCGTAGTCTTTCATGTTCGCCGTGCCCATATTCTGCACGCCGAGTTCACTCAAACGAGCCGTAGGCAACGTCGAGCCCATCGCCTGCGCGGTCACTTGATCAGGTGATACAAACGTACCTCGTCCGGCTGCTGCGTTCATGATACGTTTGTTCGGGTCGGTTACGCCCTGGTTAGCATTAAACGCTTCTTGCGCCAGTATGAAATCCCCTATGTTCTGACCGGGTAGCGCCTTAGACATCAGCAGGTCGATAACGTCAGGAGAGAGCATACTAGTGGGCGCCGCAGGTGTAGGGGCTGCTGGTGGTGCCGTCAAGTTAGCGATCAGATCGTTGAACTCGTTCTCTGGTGGTGGTGGTGGCGCGCCGAATGCGTCCGCTCCTAGAGATTCGAGGTTCATCGGCATCGTAGGTGGCGGGGGCCCCTTGGGGACAGGTATATCTCCCGCGCCGCCAGGGCCGAGGTCTAGTGGTTGAATCTGGTCGTAGGGCATCACCATAGCAGGGTTGTTACCCTGCCCTTGCGGGCCCACATTGTACGGGTTGAACTCCGGCATTGCAGGCACCGAAGGAACCGGCGGGTTGCCGAAACCATCTCTACGGCCTTTCAAATTGCTCCAGCCTTCGAGCTCCATCTGTTTCAAGAGTAGCGCGGTTGCTTCGGTTTTGGCCTGTGCGTTGTTGTACGCGGCTGCGGCTTCAGCCTGACTAATTTTGGCAGGGTTCAAAGCCTGCTCCAGAAGTAGTCGGTCTTTTTCTATTTTTACCTTATCCGCAGCATTTTCCTGCTCTTGATACTTAGCTTGTATATCAGGATTACCTAACAGTATCCCTGCGAACGCTTTGGCTGAATCGGTCCACTGGTTCATGGTCATCCGAAGATACCTCCCCAGGTGTTGCCGTTGTTAACAGGGTTTTTCACCATATCAGGTTTTCGCCCTGGTATAGGGGCCCCGTTCGGTGAAAATGTTGTGCTGGTACCTGTGCCCGCCACAGGAATTAAACCTGGCTGGCTCAGCGCGTACCCGGTGTTCGCCAGAGAGCCCACGCCGCCTATCATATCGGCTACGCCCGTGTAATAGTCACCGGCGCTCGCGGCAGCTGCGCTGTCGGCTTGCAAGTTGTTCAGGCCGCCTTGGACAAAGCTGCCTTGCGTATTAATCCTGTTGCTATTCTGGCCCAGAGCAATATCACGGCCCAAAGCGGCATCGCCGTAGGCTTGTAACTTTGCGTCGTTTAAGGCTGCTTCAGCGTTTTTAGCTTGTGCGTTATTCTGTGCTTGCACGATGGCTGTACGCACAGCTCCTGACGCACTACCTTGACCGGGTAGTAAGACCTTCTGATCGAATTTCGGTTGGTTCGCTGCTGCGCGTTCCGCCACGGATTTATCGTAGCGCGTTGTATCTTTTTCGGTACCCGCTTGCTGTATTGAATCTTGAAGCTGGATATTGGCCAGGTTACGCCGTTCCGCGAGATCCTGGTTAAACTTGTCTTGCGCTTGTATAGTGGCTTTATTAACCGCATTCGCGCCTTTATTCTGCATATACCCTTGCGCCAAGCTTGTCGCGGCGGTCAAAGCGAGAGATACCGGATCGCACATATCACCGCCCCACTTTGGTTACTGTTGAAGACCCGGGCCCACCGGCAGAAGAAATGCTCGCCGTCGGACTGGACGCGAATAGCCCGCGTCCTTTGGTCGAGACGTTCGAAAGATTTTCGAGGTTGGTCGCCGTGTTAAACACGAAGTTACCGAGCGCGTCGAACGTCGGTGGGGCGCTCAGCAGCGCGGCCTTGTTTGCAGCAGCCGTTGCAGCGGCGCTAGGATCTTCTGTGGCTGTTAGTTGAGAGAGCAGGTTCGAGCGCGTATTCTCCAGGTCTGTCCGACCTTGGTTCGCAAAATTCGCTGCGGCATTCTCCACGTCACGTTGGTAGCGTGCGCGTTCTTCGGTCAGTTGGCGTTGACGGTTCGCGGCTTCGCTGGAGTTGAGCAAGCCACCACGGGAAAGCGCGTAGACCAGTTGTTTCTGGGCGTCGGCGTATTGCTGGTCGAGCGTCGGCATGGCGTTCGCCGCATATGCCTGCTGGCGTCCTGTGAAATACTCATCGTTGAAAGGAGAGAGCGCTGCGTCGATCGACTGTGTGCCCTGCATGATCGCCGCGCGGCGAGCTGCTTCTCTTTCCGCTTGCTGTTGCGCAGCAATCTGCGCACTATTATCTTTCTTAGGTTTACTCACGTTTGCACCCCCGGAACTATGACGTCTTTGCTGTAATTCCCGCCCACATAACTATAACCTCTGCGCTCGTAAAAAGCACCAGCTTTTGTGTCCCCTGTCGAGACGTCAGCGCGAATTTTTATAACAGGCTGTCCTGCTTCACGGGCTTTGTCTAAAGCCCATGCCACGTAAGCGGCTTCGAGCCGTGGCGCTATGATCGAGCCACGGTATTCTTTCTTAACGAAGACCCCCATATCAGCGGCCTGTAAAAGAGGGCTGAACATATAGCAAAACACGGAGCCCATCCAAGCCCCGACAATTTCGCCTTCGTCTTTCTCGTACAAAAAGAGACAATAGGTGTCTTGTACCAGTGCGATTTTGAGAAAATCCTCGTACATTTCTCGGCAGAAAGGCACGTTTTTATAATCGCCTTCGGGGTGCATTACTTCCGCCAGATCGGCTATTTTAGGAATATCTTCCAGGGTGGCGCGTCTTACCGTCATCCTGCCCAACTTGTCTCGTAGTGTACTACGATTTTCGAAAGACACGCATACTCGTTACCTTGGTGGACAAATTTCATTTTAAGCACAGGGCTAAATTGCTGCATCGCCAAATTCATTTGACTGACCGAAGATTTATATAGCGTTGCCGTCTTCACCCACGCATCGGGCCGATTAGGGTTCGTGTTGATGTAGACATCCCACGTACCTGTCAGGATCACATCCAACCCGGTCCATTTCTTCCATGTGCCGATCGTGCGTGCATCGAGATAAGGCATCTCGACAATAACTTCCTGTTCTGTGTACTGGTCGTTGTCATCACCGCCTAGCAGGTAGATGCTATCGCCGGAGCGGGCGTAGACCCGACCATTCAGTACAGCGTAATCCGAGATCACAAAACCGGGTTTGTACGTGGACCACGCTGATATTTTTGATGTGGAGAAGAAACTGAACACATACTCCGTATCATCAAGTGCCGACATGTACCGCCCGTCGCGCGGCTCTATGACCGCATCCGCCCGCTCGATTTGCGCGTCGGTCAGGGTCAACATGCGCGCGAGCACGATATCGTCGATCGGTGTGCCGACGTCGGTTACGGATGCGGCGTTGGATGAATCCCTCGCGCGCATGGACCTATAACCGCTATCCGAGAGGTAAAACAAGTCAAGGTCGCCGAAACTTTTTATGGTCCGAGGTGAGCGTGTTCCTGTGTTGTCGAGCACTTGAAGCTGAACGTTGGCTCCCGGGTTGGGGTCCATCGACCATATTTGTGTCGAATTACGGCTAAAAATCGCAAGACTACCCTGGTATTGCCCTAGTCCTGTGATATCTTCATCGTTCGCGCTCTGTGCTGCCATGTCAATAACGCCAGCGCCTGTGTTTGTCTCCGATCCAACGGTATTATCACGCCAGAGCGCGGCGTTCGCCACCACTGAGAATAGTAGGTTCGTGCCCGCGCCCGCGTACATTTTATTCTTATGGGTAAGGATCGTCGTTGCGTTCTCGCCAGTGACTGGTGACGCGCCGTAGACGTTATCGTCGATCGTGAAGGAAAACTCATCGCCCGGATCGAACGTACCGCCTAATGTCACTGTGGTTATCTGGGGCAGCGACACAGTCGCGGCTTGTGTGGTCACTACGGTGGCGCTTTGGTCGTTGACTGAACCCCCGTCGGTCGCTGTGGCTGTGACGGTGAACGTATCGTTGTTGGTGCGGCCTGTGATCGTGATGACGCTGCCGGTCACGCTCAACGTAGCCGCAGGGTCGTCAACGGCGTCAGCTGCGAGTGATAGGCACACCCCGTTGAGGTTGGTTTGCGAGGTTCTTACGATGCCTACATACCAGTCGCGAACGCCGGAACCATTATAGAAATGGTAGACGTTGTTGTCGTCGTAGTTTGCGATAACGTAGGGTTTCGCCTTGAAGACCTCGGTTTTTACGACACGTAACATCGTACCGTTATCCGGGCTTTGTAGCCTTTGGTAAGCTACACCGGAAGGTATGCCCCCGGGTTCGGTCGAAGAACCAAACACGTAAAGAGTGTTTGACGCGGCCGCCAACCCGAACGTGCCTGTAGGCAGCGAGTATTTTAAAACCCACTTCTTCGCGATTTCTATCTCGCCGCCTCGATTGATATGGCCGTTTTGGAATACTTGGAGCGAGCCTGGTGCTGCTGATACTTCAAGCCGGCGGCTATCAAGTCCGCCCTTGAAATCCTCAATCTGGATATAAGCCTTGGGCATCTAGTCCCCCGGAGCGCGAGGCGCGATGACCGTGGGGTTGTTGTGAGGGTCCGCCAAAGGTAGGCGAGAGCCCATGATGAAATAGCCGCCTTCACGGCGTTGCGCTCCGCCGCGCATACGTAGGTACAATTTGTTGCCTTGCGCGAGTAGCTTCTCGGCGCGTTTATCGTCCTCACCTGTACTGAGGTGCGCAGCAGCCAGCGTAACGATTAATGTATCATCAAGAGTACACACGTCGCTATCGGCTGAGAGAGCCCTGAGCTTCTTGAAGCCTTCGAGCCTTAAAACTTCTTCGTTGTTATCGGACATGGGCCAGACTTCCATCTGGTCGCCTTGCCCGGCGTCGATGATGTCCCATTTTTGGACGGGGTTGGACGTATCACCATTATCGCTGTCGTAGATATTATAATCCTCCATAGTGATACCGCGTACCACAGGGGTCCAATGCTCCACGCCGTACCCGTTGGTTCGTATACGGGTTATTCTCTCAAAATCCATATCGGTTGGAAAATCGTAATACCGTTCGTCTTGCTGCATCGTGATATCACGACGGCACTTTAAAAATGGCCAGTCGAAATCCCAATAAAGGAAGAACTGGACGCGGTAGAGAAGTCGTTTGAGCGCGTCGTACTCGTCGATACCCATGTTAGCGTTGGAAGACCTGCGCGTTTCAAGGCGCAGGTCCCGAACCATAGTCTCTAACGTGGTCACGCCTCTTGGCATTTATTACGCTTTCTTGTCGCCGATAAGATCGAGAGGATCTTTGGTTTTGGTCACAGCCGCCATAGGTTTGCCTTTGACGGCCTCTTTTGGTTCTTCCTCGGCTACGCCGACTTCTTCCCATCCGTCGCCGAAATCGAGAGCATCGTTCTCGCTTTCGCGCGTGATGCCTGCGTCTTCGTAGGTGTACGGAAGAACAGGATTAACGCCGGGGAATACTTGCTCGAACACATTTTTATTATACTTGTTGATAAGATATTCCATCAAGGAATCAGAAGGCCGGATACGTTGCAGCCATTTACCTTGCTCGTTCATCCTACGCTCGATATCGGCGCCTTGGCTTTCCATCATCTTGGCCGAGCCGCGTCCGTGGACGTGTTGGATGAGTAGGAACTCCGGTGCTGTGATTCTATTAAGGTACACGGTGTTGACCGCTTGGCCGCGCATTTGAAGTTGAACGCGGTATGTTTCGAAAGCTTTTCTGGCAGTTGACATTAGTTTCTCCTTGGAAAGTAAGCGGGACGGGTTATTCCGTCCCGCTCAAATTAATTAACCTGCAAATTGCGGGTTGCCTTGGTACTCAGGATCAGGGATGACCACGATCAGCGAGAACGCTTTCGCGCCGTCGCAAGCCGCGTTCGGATCGTAAGTACCGCGAACATCAGCTGTTGTGGCCGTGCTCTCAGTGTTACGCGTCAGACCCGCCACAACGGTTCCGGCTGTTGCCAGAGCGTCATCTTGGATCTCTTTCAAGACGTAGCCCGTGGTTGCTTTAGGCACGTGAACCGGCAAGCCGAGAACGTCACCTGTACCAACTGTGGCGGAGGTGATGTTCGCGCTCGGGACGACCGATGTGACCGTCTTAAACGCTTTAACACCTGCCATAGACGTGCCGGAACCGCTGGTTTCAACCAACGTCTTGCCGTATTCGTCTGTACCGGTCACGGTTAGTGTGGCTGTGTTGGTCCATGCGCCGACCACGTTACGTGGCACGTCGAACGTCGCGACACCGCCGGAAGCAAGAGCTCCGTTGATCGTCATTGCTGTTGCGGCTGTACCTGCTTGTGAGGCGCAGACACCATCAGCGTCAGCTGTGATCGGAGCTCCAAGGTTAATAACCACGACTTTAGCCTCGTTCGTGCGCTTCGCCTTGACTGGCACCGTACCGTTACGACCTTTGATAGTCGTAGTGGTGCCTGTACGAGCGAAGTTGAAGAACGCGCGGGACGCCGCTGGGATCGTGCCGCCGGAACGGTTTGTCACCGTTACCGCGCTTGTCCCGAACGACAACCCGATATCCTCGGGTTGGTTGTACCGCGTGCCGTTGATCGTCATGTAGTGGCCCATGGCGAATTCGAAGTCGCCACGGTTCATCCCGGTTGGGTAGTTTACTGTGAAGGTGCCCGCATCCGCTGTGTCTGCGCTGAGAGCAAATTCTACTGCTTTAAAAGACATTTTAGTTCTCCTTAATGTTTGCTGTCAGATTATGCGGAAGGTAGACCGGACGTGTTGACTTCATACACACCCGAAGAGTTCAGGCGGTGTGCAACCATCGCGCCGGACCACAGAACAGACTTGTAGTAAGCCAGTTTATCGTGGGGACGTTTTGGTTCGTGAACCGTCATATCGTTACCGGAGTGCATGTACAAGAAGATGCTACCGTGGTCGATGATGTAGCAGCGATCGCTCTCACCGATCTCGTCGAGAGCTGGTTCGTACATGAACATCATACCGTCCAAAGACACACCGTTGACGCCGAGGTCGGTTGTAGCTTTCGCGAACCCGGTGTTCGTGTAGTCGCCTTTCGCCGTCATCTCTACGCGAAGGGCTTCCATAAACAAGCTACCACAGTACGCCGCATGGTTTACCGAACCGTATTTACGCAGCTGTACCATTTCCGAGCGCAGGATTTGCGTCAGTGTTTGGTTGGCTGCCGAAGACGTGATCTTGGACGCCCCGACTTTGGAGCGGTTACGCCACAAAGGGTTCTGGGCGCGGGAAAGAGATCCTGTAACACCGGTTGCTGGTGAGTCCGTGATCAGGGCTGGTACTCCGGCGAAACCGTTAGCACCTGTGGACCAGATACGGTCTTGGGAGAACGAGTAGCGGGAATCGTAATCCATCTGCTCGTATTTGCTCGTCAAGAAGTTCTGGATGCGGATGCTGTCCTGGCCGGATACGGCGTTGAACGAACCTTTATCACCGGAAGCGATCGAGAAACCGGCTGTCAGCACTTCTTGCCATGAGAAGGTCAAACCAAGGTGGTTCATTTCCCATGTGTAGCGTGCTTGTTTGAGCGGGTTGTATTCGTTGAAAGAAAGCACCGCGTCAGAGGACGTCACCAGATCCCAGCTCGATTGTTTGCCGAACATAGGGTTGATGATGATCTCCGTACCGCCTGAGTACATTTTCTTTTTCTCTTGGAACTTCTTCAAGGCTGGCGTGGAATAGTCAGCTTGCTTGAAGAGTTTGTCCTTCACGTAGAAGGGTAGTGTCGTCTGGACCAGTTGGTCCAGCTGGTCTGCTGTAAATTCAATAGACATTGTCTTCTCCTGTCAAAATTAAACGGTTTTCCGAGATATGTTCTGGAGCGCCACCTGCATCGCCTCTTCATAATTCGAGGGTGCGGACGTTGCTCCGACTGGAGTACCGGTTGATCTGGGGGAAGGTGCTGTCGGCTGTTTGGGTGGTGCGAAAGATCTCAGGCTGTCATTCACTTCTTGGTAGACACGGTTTAACCGGTTCCAAGCCGCTTCTGGACTGCCGGGGTCGCCCTCCGTTTGCAGCAGATAGTGCATCCGATCCCTAATCATCGGCACTTTGGCTTTTAGGTCAGGATCGGTTTGGCCTACTTGCGCCGCCCAATTCTCATAGAGCTTGACGCGGTATTCCATCTCTTGCCGTTGCTGCTGCTCTTGCGAAACCTGTTGGACCCGTTCGACTTGCTGCGTTGCAACAGTCACTTGTCCGCGCATTTTCGCGAGTTCAGCGGCTCTTTCCGGGCTTATAATCCCCTGATCGACTTCACTTTGAAGGTCGGCTGGGAGAGTATGGCCTAGATGTTCACCCCACTGTTTTGTCAATTCGACGAGCTTGTTGTAAAACGCTTGCGGGTCGGTTGTCGCCAGTGCGGTAATTTTTAGAGCCTCGGCTGCGTCTTTCTGGTCAACATTGTTGGTCTTTAAGAAAGTTTGCAGAGTTTGGTACCGGGTGGCATCCGCTTTAAGTGGTTCAAGCTGGGCTTGAAGCTCCTTAACCTGCTTACGCGCTTCGGTACGTTCTGAAACGACTTTCTTAAACGCCGGGTGATTGTTGATCTCTGTGGGAGCGTTCTTCTCTTCCTCAGATTTCTTGTCATCATCGGCGCCATCAACTTTTCCGTCTTTCGCATCCTGTTTCGCAGGGTCTTTACCTTCGGTCGGCGCGGCCTTGGCTGGATCTTCGCCTGCCATCTTCGAGAGCCCATCTGTGATGAGATCCTTTAGACTTTTAGATCCGTCTGTTTTTACGCCGGTGTCCGTTGACGTGTCGGACTGTTTATTTACGTCAGGAGATGCTTGCTGTGACGAAGCTTGCGAAGAGGGATTAACGTCACTGGTTGCAGCTGAGGACGGGGTGGCTGCTGAGTTTACGTCCTGCTGCCCGTCAAGGGCTTTGTCAGACATCGTGGTTCCTTTATGCTAGTTCAACGGTACTATGGTACCACACTGTCAATCTACACTAAAATAAAATTATCACCGGGTGCGACGCCGGGGACGTCATTCAACCCTTGGTTCACGGTTAAACTCTGATCCTGGCCGGGTGGGCGCGGTATCTTGTCGCCGCCTTCTGCGCCTTGCGCTTGCGGATCTGTCGCCGGATCGCCCGTGCCTGGTTGTGGGCTGACCGATTTCTGGAGCATCGCGTTCATAGCCTGTATGGAGGGTAGCCCATCGAGATATGCTTCCGTGAAGTCGATCGAGCTATCCGCCATTTTGATCGCGGTCTTTGCCAACCAGTCAGGGCGGATACCTGGTGTTTGTACCAGGACGGGGAAGAGTCTTTGGAACGTCGCCACTTCCAACGCCTGGTTAGGTTTGCCGGACGACCCGGCCTCGACGCTCAAATAAAGATCTTGGAGCAGATCTATCGGGTTGCTCTCCGGCCACATCGCACCAGGTCCGACCAGTTTGATAACCTGTGGCTTGCTCATATTCATCATCAGCACGTTGCCTGCATCGCGCGCGAACGCTGCCAGCATGTCGTCCAAATCGTCCGCCTTGGAACGATCTTCACCTTGTCTGCTGTCTTCCGCGATTGAATCCGCCGTGGCAGACGCTTTGCTAACCCCGCCGACGCGGGCGTCCGAGCGTCGTGTGATACGCCGGATATCCTCCAATGTCGCGTTTGAATCGTACATGTTCGGATCGATCGGGTGTTTCTTGATCTGTTGGAGCAGCTGCCCCACGTCTTGCCCCGGTTCCAGTGCGTTCAACTCTATGACCGCGAATGCCGGTGCGTTCTCCATGTTCCTCCGGTCCTCCTCGCTCATCGCGCCGTTGACGGCGGCGTATTGCGGTTTGGAGTTGATCCGGTGCTGACGCAGCGCCTCTTTCTGACGGTTAATCTCTTGTTGCTGGTGGCGGATCAAACGGACCGTGCTTGGTGGGAAGATGCAGCTCTCATCCTCAATGTCGTTGAAGGTCAGAGGGTAGTAAGGGTAGAACTGCTCAAGCACAATATCAGGTGCTTTCGGTTCACGCAGATACTCATCAAACCCTTCGCAAATCGTCATCACCGTGCCGCTGTCCAGATGGTACAGCTCCCACACGCGGTATGTATCATCCCAATCCTTGCCGTCGTTGACGCCTTTCTTGCGATTTGGCGCCCATGGGTCTGCTGCCCCCTCGACGCGGCCCCGGCTGTAGGCCGACGCCTTCGCCTTGACGTCCTTCTTGTAAATTTCTTGTATCTTGCACGCCGTAAGATCGAACTCCTCGGCAACCCACCTCGCGCCCACAAACCCGTTTAGCTGCGAACAAGCAGGATCAGGGATGATCTTGGTCGCGCGCGGGAAGTTAGCCGTCAGCCCTTCACGGGTGATGACTACAGAGGTTTCCTGTAAATTCTTTATCATGATCCGCAACTGCTCAGCGTTGCGCGCATAGTCCGCACCCCCGCCATCCTCTTGGGTCTTCTGCATCAGGTTCTCGATCGTCGCCAGCTGCGATGTCAGGTCGTTGAGACGCAGCGATGCTTCAGGCGAAATATCCTGCAACCTTTGAAAGCCGAGTTTGAGATAGCCCACACCAACCGTCTCGACACGGCGGACGAGCTGTTTCATCTCGCGCTTGAAGTTCGGCTGCTGCTGCATGAGCTGCTGATCGAACAACAGCTCAAGCGTCCGCGCGATGCGGTCATTGATCTGACGGCGCATCTGGCCTTCGTGGATGTCCTTGATGAGCGCAACAGCGTCAGGGGGAAGCTGCGGTTGCACCGGCACCTGCATAGGCAATCCTGTCGGGCCTGTCATAACCGCTGGCGGTGCCATCGCGGCTTGCTGCGTCGCGTCCGCGATCGCCATCTGCGCTTCTTCATAGCTTTTAGGATTTTCATCCCAGATCGCAAAGTCCATCCTGGGTTTACGTTTAACCGTGAAGGTCGGGTTCTTAGCGTAGAGCGTGGCAACGCTCGCCGCGACTTCACTCTGCGCAATGTTGACGACGTAGCGCGGATCATTCTCCGATTGCTGCCCGTCCCATTGGAACCCGCGCACGAAGCGACTATCCTCCATCATGCGTGTGAAGGCATCTTTGTGGAACTGACGTGCGGAGAGAATGCGGTCCTGCCACCAGGTGATATACGCCTTGACATCCTTGGAGCCTGGAGGGGCTTCCTTGTTCAGTTGATCCGGTACATTGTCGCCTTCGCCGTTTACTGCCATATGCTTCTCGCTCTACTCAATGCGCTTTGCGCGTTTTTCTGTGCGGCTGCCGCCTGTACCCAACCCAGAGTGAAGGGCTTCGGCCCCGTCTCGTTCGCGGCCTTAACGGCTGGTTGCCCTCTGCTCATCCGGTGCAGTCCCCTGCCAAGGTGCCCGAGAGCGTCAACCTGGTCGTCTTGAGCGTCGCCTTCCCCTCTGAAACGAAGAAGCTCTGCGACCATATCGGCATACCAAACCGCCTTGACCGGGAAACGGACGAGGCCGAGCGCCATCATACCACGGATGGACTGCGCTTTCTGCATTTTATTGCCGACCTCGGAGCTGTCCTCGATGTGTGTCAGATAGACACCTTCGGCGCGCATCCGGTTCTTTAAAAAAGGCCCGATCGACTTGCTGATCTGGTCACGCGCAGCGAACCATGTGATCGGTCGCCATTTCTTCATCAGCCGTATCATCTCGTTGACGATATCCTCGGAGGTCGTCTTCTTCCTCACGCAGTCCAGCAACCACACCTGCCCCGTCGGATCAACGCCGGCGATCAACAGCACGGAGTGGTTGGAGTAGGTCTTAGTCGTGACAGCATGGTCGGATGATGCGTAAATGCGTAGTGTCTTGAGATCCGGCAACTCGTGCGGTTGGTAGTTCTGGATGAAATCCTTCTTGAAGAACCCGCCTTCCTCCGGCACGGGTCGCCCCATATACAAAGCCGAGAAATCCTCTTCGCCCATGAGCTCTCTGATCTGCGCGAGCAGTTCGGGCGAGAATTTCTCCGGCCAGATATACTCCTCGGGTGTGATGCCCATGAGCTGCGCGATATGCGGCTCGTTCCCGAACGCTTTGACATTAAGCCATGTCCAGTGCTTGGCGCGCTCGGCGTTGTAGTCGGGGTGCGCGGGGTCGCACAGGCGACCGATCAGGTCATTGTCCGCCCAGCGTGTGTGCAGCACGGCGTAGCGCGTCAAGTTGTGCGCGCGCTGCTGCGCTGTAACCGAGAACCATTCCCATGCTTCCTCAAGCGCGTTGGTCGAGTTGGCTTCCTGTTTATCCTTGACAGGGTCGTCGATCACGAAGATATCGCAAGGCTGCCCTGTAACGCCTGTCCCGCGTCCGGCCATGAAGACGTAGCCGCCGACGGTCGTGGTCAGCAGGCTTTTCGACTTACCACCCTTCTCCAACTCGACCTCGGGAAAAACCTCCTTGTAGCGCGGGCTCTCGATGAGGCGGCGAATCAGAACGCCGTTCATTTTGGCTTTGTTCTCGTTGTAAGTCCCGACCATGATCTTGATGTCGGGTTTGCGTCCCAGCGTCCATGCCGAGCCCATCACGGTCGTATGGAGCGTCTTACCGGTCTGCGGCGGCACTGAGAGGGCCGAGCGCATCGACGTGCAGCTGTCGATCTCCATCCACCACTTCACCATCAACTTATGCACAGGCTTGCTGATGTAAGACGTGCGTGTCACGTCCTCGTAGGCAAGCGGGTCCGGCATCATATACTCGATGAAATCCTGCAAGTTCTCGCGTGCCTTGAGCCGTTTCTCCTCGCGGTCAACGAAGGCGAGCATCCGTAGCTCTTCGGCGGTAAGTTTACGGCGCGGCGCGGGGAGATCCCCTATGAAGCCGAACTTATCCTCCATACTCATCCTTGAACTTCTGAACAACAGGCGGGATGGTCAGCTTTGCTGCGCTGGCAAGCTGGTGCACCAATAAAATTGTCTCCGCCGTGAGCAGCGGCGTCAACGCGCGCGCGGCCTTGTAAGCGGCATCCTCTTCCGCCTTCTTGACCGCCTTGGCGGCCTGCTCCTCGATGGTCAGCGCGCGGGATGTGTAGATCACCTTGAACGCACCATCCACGAACTTAACGTCGCCGCGCTCGACGACGCGCTCCTCGGCAACAGGCGCCTCATCCAGTACGCGCACGTAAGTATAAAACTCCTGCACGGGGAGTGGTTTAGGCACAAACGGCTCCTCGAAACCAGCCTCAATATGCTCGTCATGGTGTTTGTCGTTCTGTTTAATTGTTTCCCTGCGCGCTTCCGCGCTCTCTTCTGTCTCGATCTCGATGAGCGGAGGCGCGCCGGTGATAGACGCTGTCTTGGCGTGGCGCTGTTTGATCTCCTGTAACGTAAGAACTTCGGTGATCTTGTTCTTTTTCTCGGTGAGGACGTAGAGAGTCATGGGGGTCTCCTGTTAAAGTTTGTATTGCCATACCCTGTCGTCGGTGACAAAGTAAAATTTCTTACCCGCATCACCGAAACAAAAACCTCGTGCATCGAGCGCAGGATCGAAATTCACACTGTTGTATGTTGTCGTGCTGATGTTGTAAGGAGTGCCGATATCGAGTTGTGACATAGCCTCTATAGACCCTCCGCTCGACACAAACACTCTTGTTCCATCTGGTGTTAGCTCGGCGCCGTTGAGCGAATCTACTCTCGCGGTGAGGTCCTCCGATATCGTTGCATAACTCGCTGTAGATACATCCCATGGCGTTCCAAGTGTGTATTGGTATATGATCCGGGTATCCACACGGCCTACATACATCTTCGCGCCGCTGTCCGCGAAACACAACCCGGCAGGGGCAGAAGCTATCTGCCCCGTCAGATCGAAAGTCTTACTCGCGTATGACGCCGTCGATATATCCCATGCTGTACCAAGTGTGTACTGATACACCGAGGCATTATTTACCCCGTTAGGCCCTATGCCGTAAAGTTTTGTTCCGACATCGTTGAACCTGAAATTCCGGCAGTTCGTCATCTGTGAACTAAGCGCGTAACTCTTACTAGCATAGCTTGCGGTAGACACGTCCCACGCTGTCCCGAGCGTGTATTGGTATATTGTTTCCGCGTCCTGATCCACCACATACATCTTAGTCCCGTCGCTCGACATCTGTACATCACTTGGTGTGCCTACGGCTTGACCGTCGATCCGCGCGTATCGGTTCGTGTAGGTTGCATTGCTCAGGTCATACGAGCCCCCGGTAACTCCCCCCGGCGTGATGAGCGGCATCATCAGCTCATCTCCAGGCCGATGACGTAGCCGTTGACCGCGCCGTCATCGTCGCACACGAACCCGAGCAAGTCCGTCCCCACCGCCGTCAGCGTCGGCGCCGCTCCGCCGGGCCAGTTGTCCACCCCGGTCCAGGTGATCGTGTGCGCGCCGAAGTTCACGGCCTCGATGACCGTGCCGCCCGGACGGGAAGGTGTTGGTGTGAGGTCTATCGTGATGTTACCTGTCGCCGTGATCTTGATGTAGGAGGTCGTCGCCATCGTGACGGTCGTCGTGCCCGAACCCGTCGAGACATCGCCCGCCTGCGTCAAGGCCACCTTGGCCGTCGTGACGTTCGCATCCGCGATCAGGGCCGTCGTGATGTTGCTCGACGCGATGTCGCTCGTCGCGACCGTTCCTGCCGCGATCTTGGCTGACGTGACCGAATCATCGAGCGGAACATTGTAGGTAATAGCCTGCCATGCCGTCGATCCGGTCGCGAAAACGTCCAGATGCGCGTAGACCGCTGCGGTGCCCACCAGGGACGTCGCGCCGTTGATCGTATCGGACCCGGCACGCGCTATTGTAAACGTGTTAGAAGCGCTGGTGCGTATGAACCTGAACCGGCAGAAATCAGGGTCCACCAGTCCGCTCGAGTCGGGCAAATTCACGGTGATCGACTTGCTGGCTGTGTTCACCAGGTATGCCTTGCCGTTGTCGGCCTCGGTCAGAGTGTATGGCGAGCCGGCGTTCGTCAGCGTCGTAAAGCTTCTGGCGAAAACGCCGGTCACGCCGGGCACTTCCGACGCCAGATCGAAGATCTCCTGCCATTTGCCCGCCGCGAGGTCGGTCGCGAAAGTGCCTGACGTGTGGCTAACAATACACGAATAGAGCTTGCCGCTCTGCCATACCAGGTTGATGCTCTCCTCGTACTCCGTCGCCGTCAACCAACTGGTCGCGGGCTCGACGCCCACTGTCAGACCCGAAGAGAGCGAGGCTGAGGTCACAATCCCGTTCGCCAGCGCCCCGTCATCCCGCTGGATGAGGGCCAGATTGGCCAAAATCTCGTCTAACGTCAATTTGATCGCCTGGAACTCCGCGTCCATGTCCGTGCCGTCTTGCGGCACTTCCGGCTGGGATGATGTATGATCGGAAAAGCTCGTCGCTGGGACATACGGGGTCGGTTGGGCCATGAAAACTCCAAGGGATAACGCGCTGATATCCCGCCCACTCTACCACGATTTCCCAAATTAACGGAAGATCAAATAAAATCGCTCGCAGCCGAGGGCGCCGCTGTTTTCGGACGGGGCGGCCCCTTCTCTTTCCTCGGCCTTCCGAGCTCCTCGCGCACCGGCTCCAAAGCTCTTTGCACCACAGCCGGGGAAACCCACACCTTGACCGCTATTTTCCTCACCGACATCTTCGGATCCTTCGCCAGCTCCAGGATCTTCTTCATCTTATCAGGCGAGCAAGGCGGTCTGCCTAGCTTCGTACCCTTGGCCTTCGTTGCCGCCAGTCCTTCCTTGGTTCTTTGGCTGATAACCTCCCGTTCCAGCTGGGCAAAAGCTCCCACCACATGGAACATGCACTTGCCCGTCGGCGTCGTCGTATCCAACTGCTCGGTTAAAGACCGGAAATGCACACCATTCTTGTTGAACTCGTCGATCATATGGATCAAATTCCCGAGGCTCCGCCCCAATCTATCCAACTTCCACACCGTGAACGTGTCCCCGGGTTTCAACTGCTCTTGCAGCCGCGAAAGCTCGGGGCGTTGCAGCGTTTTCCCGCTGATCGTGTCCGCGTAGATATTCTCAGGATCAATCCCGCTCGCGATCAGCGCGTTCCTTTGCAGGTCGTACATCTGGTCGTCGGTCGAAACTCTCATATACCCATAGTTCGTCATATTTGGTTGTACCTTTTCTCGTGTAAATATCTTTGTTTCCCGGCGCGGCGCTCCGGTGA